TAATTATGGGGTATACCCCTGACCTTTGTCAATACAGCCTGATTCCAGTGCTGCGGCCAGCGTTCGCGTGCAGCAGGTTGAACTCACGCCACACCACATACCCCAGCGCATCAACCATGTGGTCATGCCCGGCCTCCTTATCGGGGTCGCCCTTCTCAGTCCAGCTCTGCAGCTCCAAGCACTCGATCAACCGCGTGCAACCCTGCACAACGCTCAACCTCACTTCCCCTTTCCCGTTCTCCAGAAGAGCTTGAACAGCAGCCACCCGATCACGAACGGCAGGGTTAGACCGCCCGGACTGGTTGCTAAATCCGTAGGACTCAAGAATCTGGATGTCGGTTCTGGAGGCGTTTGTGGAGCGATTGCCACCCGAGGCGTCAGGATATACATAGATCCGATTGCCGGGATAACGACGTTTGATTTCCTGAGCCAGCGCGTCGGTGTCATGTGCTCCGCTGATCTCGTCAACAACAGTCAGCCTGTTGCCATTTCGCACAGTAATCACGGCTGACATGTTGCCTACGTTGAAATCAACGCCGATTCGCAAAGGTTCACCGGAGTAATCAGAGGCCGCGGCCACGACATGCTTGGCACGGTCAAAGCGGTCGTACACCTGCCCGGTATTGAGGTTGACCCACTGGCCTTCTAGGTAGGACTTGATCAGCTGCGGCGGATAGTTCGCCATCAGGCTGTCCACGAACCCGTCAGGCAAGAACGGGTTATCCATGGTGCGAGCGCGAATCAGCGCCGTGTCTTCACCAGCGTTACGGTCGAACGTGTCAAATGCCCAGCCATAACCCTCAGGCGTCGTGGCGGCATAGAACTGTTGAACATTGCCAGCACGAAGACGGGCAAGAGCCATGCGAGTGGCCTGCTCAGCAACGCGCTTGTTCGCCGTGTCCGCTTCGTCAAAACCAATGGCGCAAAGGTTCTGGCCACGAATACGGTTCCACGTCTCCATCGTGCGGAGCAGGATCGTATGGCTGCCTTCAGCGAAATGCAGCTGATATTCCGGCAACGGGCTGACGCGGAAGTCAAACGGGATTTCCCACTCTTCTAATAGGTCATCCATCGTGCGCTGAAGGATGTCACGCAGCATTGGCGCGACGGGCTCGAACAACGCGGAGACGTAGCCGATATTGAGGGCTGCCATATGGACAGCCTTGGCAACGAGGCCATGGGTCTTGCCAGCACCGAAGCCACAGACAAGGGCGAGCTTGCGGTGATCCGTGTCATCGCAGAAGGCGACCTGATGCGGCAAAAGTGATTGGCGGATGCGGGCCAGTGCGTCCTGTGCCGGTGGTCCTGTGAGCTGAGCGGTTGGCGGTTCTAGGAGATTGCCGCCGGGGGCGTTAGCCAGCAGGCTCATAGATCGAAGCCGATCAGCTTGGCTTGAAGCTGGATGGAGTTAATGGCCACTTGCGTTTGGCCGCGCTTGTAGGCGGACTGTTCGTAGGTACGAAGGCGGCCTAGGGCTTCAGCTAGCCAAGCAGGGCGCGCCATATCGGCGTCCTGTTCAAGGCGAATGCGAGCGCGCTTGATGTAATTGTCGGCCTGACGGTTATCAATGTTCCACTGATTCGCACAGAACTGCACAATCTGTCCGCGGGATTGTCCCTCGGTAAGTAAGCCGTAAACCGTGTCAATACGGAAGTTGACTTCAGCGGCAGTGGAGCGCGCCAAGTTTGAAATAAAAGATGTTGCCGTCAGGATAAACCCAAATTGAAGATGTGCGATCTCATGAGACGGAATTGAGACGCAGGAGTCCAGAAAAAGCTTGAAGAGACTGCCGAAATCGTGCGTTGCGGGGCTTGCGGAGCCAGAACTGAGCCCTTAATCTCCGCCTGCTAGCAATGCTAGCGATCACTGTCAATGAGCAATTTTTCGCTAATCACTGCAAGCAATGGCAAAGGGTGTTTTCCTCCGGCTACCAGAGGATTTGGTCTATGACTTGGAGCGTTACAAGCCCAGAACGATGTCCCTCACTGGGTTTTGTGCCTATTTGATCGAGCTAGGGGTTGACAGGGACGTTACGCTGGCGGAGCGACCGAAGGGGAGCGAAGCCTCTATTTCTTCTTCTAGTATTACTAAAGAAGAGTATTTAAGTATTAATAATAAGAACGGCTGTAAAAAAGCTAACGAAACTGCGGAAAAGCCCCCGAAGCAGGGCAAAAAGCGCAAACGTCCGGCATACAGCGAAGAGTTCGAGCAACTGTGGAAGCTGTATCAATCCGCGCCTGATCGCGTCTCATCTCAGACGAAACCCAAGGCGTTTGACGAGTGGAAGTCCATCGTTGGCCTTGAAGGCCCGGAGACCCTCCTGCAAGCCGTTCAGAGGGCGATTGATGAGCAGAAGCGGAGGAAGACCGCCGGAGAGTTCGTGGGAAGCCTTCCTGACCTGTTCCGCTGGCTTCGTGACGGCAAGTACGAGGTCTACCTGGAAGAGCACAAGGCCCAGGTTGCCGGGCGCCAGTGGAGCGCCGATCTTGGTTGCTGGATCGAGAACGACTGATTGCCATGAAGCTTTATTCCCCCGACGCCAAGGGCAAGTACGTCTGGCAAGTGGCTGATTCCAAGACCCGGCAGGTCAGCTTCAGTGTCACCACGACCCGCACCGCACCGCCTGATGCCTGCTACGGGCACCCGATTGGCAAGTACGACGACCAAGGCGCATTCATGACCTTCTGCCCGAATGTCGGCGCTGATGACCCGAAGAGCCCGCTTGCTGCCCGGTATGTGCTGCACCCGCACGCACCTGCGGAACGCGACAAGGCCGACCGTGAACGCCTCTGGCGTGAGATCTGACCACACGACCAACCACAACGATGAACCTCGGACCGTTATTTGAGTTTTCGGCAAAAGCCAGTGAGGCTGCCAGAGATCAAGCGATAGCCACCGTTGGACGAAATGCTGGCAGTCAATTCATGGAACAAGCCAAGGCCGTGATTGTTGAGCGCCTGGCGGGCAGCGAATGCCTAGCTGAAGAGATGCGCCGTGTTTGCGAAGAGGCTGGCGTCGTGCCACATCATCACAATGCATGGGGCAGTTTGACTAACCAGCTTGTCAAATCCGGGATTCTCATTGATACCGGACGCTTGGCAAAAAGCACGAGTCTGCGAAGCCATGCACGCCGTCAACCTGTCTGGAAAGTACGCGGATGAAGCCAGCATTTGATCTAGTCGAAGTCCGCCGTCTTCTGCGCCGCGGCATTGATGCAAGGCATTGGACTTTGCAAGATTTGGACGTGCCATCTCAGGGGTGGCGCATCAGTATGGAAGACGCAAAGCGCATTCCCGGTTTCACGCCCCGCCCGTACCGCAACCTTCTCAGAGATGAGCCCGCACCAACAGAACGAGTCCAGCTCACAGACCCCAGAGACTTCGCGGTGGCTCAAGCCCCTGCCGATCCAGTTCGACGAGGAAGCGCACCGGTATTGCTGGGAGCCGACGGGCCAGTGGCTGAATCATTCAGTGACGAAGGTCTGCAAGGGCACGAAGGATCCGTGGGCAATGAAGCGGATCATGGAGACGAAGCACATCTGGGAGCCGCGTGGGAAGTCGGTGCATTTGGCACTGGAGAACTTTCTGACGACTGGTGACCCTGGGGACTACCCGGAGGAATACAAGGAATGGGTTGAGCCGCTGATTGAGCACTCGGTCTGGGAGAGCTATGAGGCGATTGCGTGTGAATACCGCTTGGCCGATGTGGAACGCTCGATTGCGGGGTCGTTTGATTGCTTACTGCGGCGGAAGGATGACCACGGGCAGCTGGTCTTGGTTGACCTGAAGACCCAGGGCAAACCCGATGCTTGTCCGTACGACGTTAGTACACAGCTTGGCGGGTACCTGGGAATGCTCAGCCTGCACTGGCCGCGACTGTATGTGCAGAAGGCAGGCGTGCTGTGGGCGAGGCCAGGCGGGACGACGCTGCAGAAGGTTGAAGTAGATCAGGCGTATATCGAATGGCAGGGCGCCAGGGATGCGTTCTTGGCTTTGAACGAACCTGAGTTTTAAGTGACCTCATTTTTGGGCTAAGTGACCTCTTGCCAGCCCTTGCGTTTAGGGGTATACTCCACACGCAGAGATGCCCCACTCATGACCAGCCCAACGCTTCTACTCGGCGCCATCGCCAGCACCAAAGCCGAAATCAAGCGCCACGAGGATGCCCTTCAGGTGCTCATGGATGACCTCGCCCTGATGTACGCCACGGGCGAAATGGACGACCTCAAAGACGATGAAGGCAACCTCATCAGCCAAGGCGTCAAAGTCTCTCGCTGCACCCGTACAAGTTGGCACTACAGCAACGCCGTAAAGGAACTGCAACAGCTT